TCACTACTAATCAAGTTATTATTGCAGGCGAATACAAGGGTGAGCTAGACTCACTTGATGTTGAATATTTGGTTCGCAAGACTGTAAAAAACATCGGGAATTAAACAAGGTGCTGCTGCTGCTGGACTTGCAGGGGCTATGGCATTTGGTGCAGGTAGTGCTAATGCTAGAGTTACACCCGATGGACAAGGTGGCTACACTGGTGGATTTAAACCCACAGCAACAGTAACCGCACCATCTGACAATAAATCGGCGGCTGATGCACCGGCGGCTGCGACACCGACTGGATTTAGTAAACAGTATCTACAAAAGGCTGCCAATCCCGATCGCTTTGGTAGATATATGATTAGTGTTGAAAAGGCACAAGAACTATTAAAACAAATGGATACTAAGGTCGGCGAGGGTTCCATGTTTGCTGGCGCCAAGATTGGACACAAGGAAGGACCAGCAGGCCAGTGGCGCAATGATGGTGCTAAGAAAAATAAGTCGGCTAAACCAGGAGACCTTGTGGGCGGCGGAATGTGATATGGATGAGCTGGAACATATTAAAAAATTAGCAGGCATTAATGAATTCAAAGGCTATCAACTCTACGACGGCAGCAATATAAGTATTACAGGCAATGAAAAAGGCGAACTAATGAAAAAACATAATATTCAACCAGGCACAAAAGAATGGTTTCAATTATGGTTTAGTAAGCCATACCTAACAGGAGAAAAACCAATATGATTACAATTACAGAAAACGCTCAGTCTAAAATTACCGATCTTCTTGCTGAAGAAAGCAACCCAAATCTTAAACTTCGTACGTTTGTGCAGGGTGGAGGATGTAGTGGTATGAGCTACGGATTCACTCTTGACGAAGAACAAAATGAAGACGATTTCGAATTTCCTGTAGGTAACTTTAAAGTATTAGTTGATGCTACCAGTATGCAATATCTGCAGGGTGCCAGTATAGATTATAAAGAAGATCTATCAGGCAGTCAATTTAGTATTAGTAATCCTAATGCAGAAACATCCTGTGGCTGTGGTTCAAGTTTCTCTGTAGCCGATAATTATCATGACGATCATCAATTTCACGAATGAGAGCTGTAGAATTTATAATTGAAAGAAAAAAACGTAAGCGACCCCGTTGGGCTGCTTACGGACCGGGACCGTACGGCGGCTATGGATACTATGCTGGCTACAGCGGAGACTCAGGTGAAGGTGGCGATGGTGGGGGCGGAGAAAGCGTAGAGCACGAAAACTTTGCTGACGGGCGGAATCCACAAGATAAAGGTGATTCTAAACGTCATGGTATTAATACTAAAGCATCAGTAAGTAGTTTACGTAAAACTGCTAAATCTGGTGGGCGTAAAGGGCAACTAGCACATTGGTTAGCTAACATGAAAGCAGGCCGCGCCAAGAAAAATAAATAACAGTATGAAGATTAAAGAACTGTTGGAAACAGCTACAGCAGGTGCTACAAGTGCTGGTATGGGAGCCACGTTTATTAAAGGTGGCACGGGTTCAGCTGTAGGCACACTATTTGGCGGCAGTTATAAACAAAATAACACTGCAAAAAGAAAACGTAAGTCTCCCAGCGAATCTATTATAAGAAGATAAATACATTTATGGACCTAGAAAAACAACCAGTCGACGATCACGAAGCCAAAATGGCCAGAGCTGAGCTATATAAGCTCAATCAGTACTCTGCCAAATTGTTTAAACTGATCGGAGAAAACGACGAATTAGATGGATGGGTACAATCAAAAATTACCAAAGCTGCTGATTATATCAGTTCCGTATATCACTATATGGAATATGAAAAAATGGCAGCTGGACAAATTGAATCAGGACCTCGAGATTTTGAAGAATCTATTCAAAACTCAGTAAAACAAAGCCTCAAAGATCAGTGGCAGAACAGAAAAAATCAAGGAAACTAAAATGGACTTTAAAGCAATACTCAGCAAACTTGACGGGATGGAAGCACCACCGACAACTCCTGCAGCCCCTGTACTAGACAAAGCTGTGCAGCTCAACGAAGATGCGCAACTTCGTGTTCTAGCTGGCCAAACAACTTATGTTGCTGAAGCCAAGAAGAAGAAAGAAGAAGATGTAAAAGAAGAAAAATCGTCTACAGGTGGAACTATTGATCGTTCAACAAAAGGCGTAACCAAGCATAAACAAAATCCAAATCGTTTCAGCGATGACCCGCATACTGAACCTAAGTCAAATGCTAAATCACAAAGTGCAGCAGACAAGGAAGGCGACAAGGCAGCAGACAAAGCCCATGCCAAAGACAGCAAGGACTATGAAAAAGCACACGGCAAGGGTTCAGTGACTCGTGTTAAAGATGGCAAGAAAGTAGAAAGCATTGAGCCACAATTCAAAAGCAAGTTCATGAAGATGGTTGAGGCCAAGAAAGAAGAAAGCGCCGCTGAGGCCAAGAAGAAAAAAGAAGATAAGAAAAAGAAGATGTCCAAGATCATGGACGAAGGTGCTAAGCCAGACTTCTTAGACATGGACAAAGACGGTGACAAGAAAGAGCCAATGAAGAAGGCAGTTGCTGACAAAGGCGGTAACAAGCCAGCCGGCAAGAAGGGAATGAGTGCTGCTCAAGAAAAATTCTTTGGAAAAAAGAAGACCGTTAAAGAATCAATTGAATCTAATCTATCATTCAAAGAAATGATGGCACTGGTTGTTGAAAGTGGTGGCCAGCAACAGATTGATCCCGTAGACAATCAACTGTGGGCTTGGGCACAACGTGTTGCTAAAACCAAGATTGGCGAAGGCATGAAGGCTGATGTTTATGCTGGTATGGTCTACGAACGTATGGGTGGTGCATTTGAAATGTATGATGTATTGAGCGAGTCGAAAAAAAAAATAGTTGAAAATCGCTCACGTTTAGATGAAGGCACGATGGACAAAGTCAAAAGCATGCTGATGTCTAAACTAGCACCAAAACTTTCAGATGAAGAAAAAGATAAAATGGCATCAGTTGCTAAACAAGTGTTAGGTAAAGACCGTGCAGATAAAAGCGATTTTACATTAGCAAATATCAAAGCAATTTCTAAGGCACTAGGTGTTAAACCAGAAGCTGCTAGTGAATCCATTGAAGAAGGTCCAATTGGTGACTTCTTTGGTCAGAAGAAAAAAGATCCAAAGAGCGGTATGGGAACATTAGGTGGCATCGATGCTTGGCATCCAAGTGCAACCTTGGGCGAAAAACTTACAAGTTTAACAGGAATACTAGGAGGCGCAGCCGCAACGATCGCAGGAATTTTCGGTGGCCCAGCTTGGTTAATTATTCCAGGCGTACTAAGTATTATGATCTTGAGCCAAGTCGGAATGAGCAGAGACGGATCTAGTTAAATAGATTTGCCGTTTGGTAACATAAAGCCGGCAATTAGTTGACCGGCTTTTTCTTTGACTATATAATAGTCCTATAGGAGAGAATTATGTCAACAAGAATGTACGGTCCCGAAGAAAAAGCCAAACTAGAACGTTTGATCAGTGAAGGTTCTAATGTGCTTCGTGAATTAGAAGATCTGCAAGAGGGTCTTAAAGAAACTGTTAAAGCTGTGGCAGAAGAACTGCAGATCAAACCCAGTATCATAAACAAGGCAATTCGAATTGCACACAAAGACAACTGGAAAGACCACGAACAAGAATGGAATGACATTGAAATGATTCTCGGTGTCACTAAACGTCTACCGGAATGAATGAGATACTAGGTGGAACATTTAGCTGGATCCGAGAGGACTACAAAAGTCATAGAGTACGTTTTTGTCTTGAGGTCCTTGCTTGGGCTATATCTATTGGCTGTTCTATCACTATGGCCGCAACCGTGCCTAATCCTCCTCTTCTGGTCTTGTACCCCATTTGGATTGCAGGTTGTGCTATATACGCTTGGTGTGCTTATAGTCGTCGTTCCTTTGGTATGCTGGCTAATTATATCTTGCTTACCGCAATCGACACCGTCGGACTCGTCCGGATGCTAATTAGTTAAATAAAGTTAGAAGGTAGGCGAGGCCATAATCCGCACACTGGTATTTGCAAGCCGTAAATTGCATAGGAGAAAAATTTGAGTTACGTAGACGCTTTCTATAATCGAGAGCAGGATATCATCAATGTTGTTGAGCGCAATGATAAAGGCGAACGGCATTACAAAGAATACCCTGCCCGTCATATATTTTATTACCCAGACGCCAAGGGTAAATTCACAAGTATTTTTGGACAACCTCTTTCAAGAGTGAGTTCCAAAAATGTCAAAGAACATCGCAAAGAACTTGCAATTCATTCAAACAAAAAACTGTTTGAAAGTGATATCAATCCCATATATCGTTGCCTGGAAGATCATTATCTCAATCAAGACGCACCAAAATTAAACATAGCGTTCTTTGACATTGAGGTAGACTTTGATCCAGAACGTGGCTATGCATCACCAGAAGATGCATTTATGCCAATCACTGCCATTGCTGTCTACCTACAATGGATGCAGACCATGATCTGTTTGGCAATTCCGCCCAAAACGTTGAGTATGGAAGAAGCTAAGAAGCAGGTCGAAGAATTTCCTAACACTTATTTGTTTGATAACGAAGCAGATATGTTAGACATGTTCTTGGATTTAATACAAGATGCGGATGTACTGAGTGGTTGGAACTCAGAAGGCTTTGATATTCCTTATACAGTTAATCGTGTTACCAAAGTGCTCAGTAAAGAAGATACAAGACGTTTTTGTTTATGGAATCAATTCCCCAAGAAACGTGAATACGAAAAGTATGGCAAGGCTGCGGTTACATATGATCTTATAGGTCGTGTACACTTAGACAGTCTCGAACTATATCGAAAATACACATATGAAGAACGTCATACATATCGATTAGATGCTATCGGTGAGATGGAGATTGGAGAAAATAAAACTGTCTACGAAGGCACACTTGATCAATTGTACAACAATGACTTCCGTAGATTTATCGAATACAATAGACAAGACTGTATGCTATTGGAAAAGTTGGACAAGAAATTAAAGTTCTTAGCCCTTGCTAACACACTGGCTCATGAATGTACTGTGCTACTTCAAACAACAATGGGTGCGGTGGCTGTTACAGAGCAGGCCATTATCAACGAAGCTCACAAACGCGGAATGATTGTTCCTAATAGAATAAGTCGAGAGGAAGGATTTAGTAATCAAGCCGCTGGTGCTTATGTTGCTTATCCCAAAAAAGGCATTCACGAGTGGATTGGCTCATTAGACATTAATTCATTGTATCCCTCTGCAATTAGAGCGTTGAACATGGGTCCGGAAACTATTGTAGGACAACTGCGTCAAGATGGTACTAAAGATTATATTGCTGCCGAAATTGCTAAAGGTAAATCATTTGCATCAGCATGGGAAGGCGTATTTGGTTCACTAGAATATTCCGCTGTGTTAGAACGAAATGTTGGAAGAGAAATTACTATTGATTGGGAAGATGGAGGAGTAGATACACTAAGTGCAGCACAGGCCTATGATCTAATCTTTGAAAGTAATCAGCCTTGGATGCTTTCAGCAAACGGTACAATCTTTACCTATGAGAAAGAAGGTATCATTCCAGGACTACTCAAGCGGTGGTATGCTGAACGTAAAGACATGCAGGCTAAGTTAAAGGATTGTATTGCAGCCGGTAATAAAATTGAAGAAGAATATTGGGACAAACGTCAGTTGGTCAAGAAAATTAACTTGAACAGCCTGTATGGTGCTATTTTGAATCCAGGTTGCCGTTTCTTTGACAATCGAATTGGACAGTCGACTACACTTACAGGGCGTGCCATTGCTCGTCACATGGCAGGTAAAGTAAACGAAATTATCACCGGAGAAAATGATCATATAGGCAAAGCAATCATTTACGGTGACACAGACTCTTGTTACTTCTCAGCGTATGCTACGTTAAAGAAGGACATTGAGAAAGGAGCAATTCCTTGGAGTAAGGAATCAGTTGTTGAACTTTATGATACTATAGGAGAAACTGTCAATGGAACTTTCCCAAAATTTATGCAAGATGCTTTTCACTGCCCGAAGTCTCGAGGAGAGGTCATCAAAGCAGGTCGCGAGATTGTTGCTTCCAAAGGACTATTCATCACCAAGAAGAGATATGCAGTCCTTTATTACGACAAAGAAGGAAAAAGAACAGACACTGGGGGTACTCCTGGAAAAATCAAAGCAATGGGACTTGATTTAAAAAGATCTGATACTCCTGTAGTAATTCAAGATTTTCTTAGTGAAGTACTTACTAAAGTGCTCAACGGTGCAGGTAAGGAGGAAGTGTTAGAATATATCACTAACTTCCGCACTGAATTTAAAACTAGACCGGGTTGGGAGAAGGGTAGTCCAAAACGTGCCAATAACATTTCTCAATATCGCGACAAAGAAAAGAAAGCAGGTAAGACTAACATGCCCGGACACGTTCGAGCAAGTCTTAACTGGAATACTTTGAAACGTATGATGGATGACAAATACTCTGTAGCCATTACAGACGGTGCTAAAGTCATTGTCTGCAAGGTCAAAGATAATCCAATGGGGTATACATCAGTGGCCTATCCGGTAGATGAACTGAGATTACCTCAATGGTTCAAAGACTTGCCCTTCAACGATGCTGAAATGGAAAACGCAGTCATCGATGAAAAGCTAGAAAACTTGATTGGTGTCTTGGAATGGGATATCAGTTCAACTCGCAGTGATAACACATTTGCAAAATTGTTTGACTTTGAGTAAATTGCGGTTGCTTTTTACTCTAGATCTAAATATAATCTTAATATACAGGAGAACTTTCAATGAAAGACATTTTACAAGATATCGTATCGCACACACAGAACCTAGGCTTTTTAACCACAGTTAAAGTCACCGGCGATCAAAATAAAACCGTGATCAATTCAATGGCTGAGGACCGTTCAGTGATTATGGAAGCTGAAACTAATGCACCGTATCCAGATATGA